CTGCACCGCCTGTGTAGGGGTCAACAAGAATGTCTAATGCTCCCCACTCTCCGATGATGAGGTCGTTCCAGTTGCCAAAGATGATTGCTGACAGGTTTGCTCCAGAGCCCTTTGTCAAATTGGATGGGACTTGATTTGATACTGCTGCATCATATCCATTTAAGATTCCCCAGCCTGGTTTTGTTCCATTTTGCCATACTGGTGTCTCGCCATATGTTGCGTTTGTGAATGTCTGTTTTAGTTTGCCTCTTACTTTTGCATTTGTTAGATATGCAAGAGCGCCCAAATCAGCATTGTCTATTGCTACTTCTGTCTCAAGGTCAACTATTTTGCCATATGTTGGATCGTCTCCATTTGTTCCGCATTCTACTGATCCGATGCCAGTTGTATTCAATATGCCAGTTGGCTGTCCTGATGTGCCAGAACCATTTATTGCCGCAGCATCAATCGCAAGAGCTAATATTGTAGCAAGGTCTGCTCTGACAAATGCTTCCACATCAATTGAGCTTTGAAGCAGTAATTTTCTTGAGATGTCTGTATATGCTCCGACTGTTTTAGGGGTGAGTGGCACCTGACCGAATGTCTGCTGTGATTCGGTCGGTGCGTTGCCTTCAGTCACCCAGTATGCTGTTGCTCCACCTGTCTGTGATGGAATCGCTATGTCTCCTACTAAACCGCCAAGCACCCTTGCTCCAAGCTGACGAACTACCATTTTATTTCTTAAAAGCTCAATAAACTGTGCTGAAAGCAACTCGGTCGCTACTGTATATCCGCCACCTGATGGTGTTCCTTTTGTCAGGTCTCTTGTCATAACATCGTATGGGATAAAGCAGCCCTGTGGAGTCCTGTTAAGTTTCTTTGCAACAGCATCGGATGCTTCTTTCTCAAATGGAGCGATGCTCCAGTCATTTTGAGCTAATGCTCTGATTACTCTGACAAAGCTAAAGTTTCTAATGTCTTTGTCTGACATCCCGATATTCGGGTCTGGAGATTCAACCTTCTTTGCCTTGAAGACTTCCTCAAGAACAACCGCTCTGAACTCGTCAATGCTTTTGCCTTCAGATACTGCTCTTTTGGCAAGCTCAATAACATTGAATTTCTCTCCTATTGCGAGAATTTCTGCAACTCTCTTTTGTTCAGCCTTTATGGCTTCTTCTCTTACCTTGTTGACATCGATTTTTATTTCTTCCATGTTATTACCTCCTGTTATTTGTCTTTCTTTTTCTGTTTCTTCTTTTTTGTCTTCTTGTTCTTGCTCAGGCATGATGACGGTGACATCCCTTTCCATCTCACGCCCGATGCCTACTGTGATATCAGCAGGTATGCTTACAAGGGAGACCTCGATGGGTTGCCATTTCGTCACCCTGTAAACATCTGCATCCTCTCTTTTCTCCTCAAGCCTCATCTCTTTTATCAAATATCCCACTGATACATTCTTCCTGATACCATCGAGGACATCCTGGAAGATTTCCTGAGCTTTGGCACTCCGTCCGAAGCGAACTACTGCACGCCCCTTTCGGTCAGCCATGTCAAGAAATACTTCCTCAATGACGCCGACCTGGTTTTTAGGATCATGGTCAATGAGTAATGCTCCTCCACGCTTGAGCCTGCTGAAATCAACAGCCTCAGGAGAGTGGTCAAGTATCTCTATACCAAACCACCTCTCAACTGGCTCTTCTGAGGAAAATGACAATGTCACTGTTCTTCTTTCTTCATCTATGTCTTTCTTCCTTATCTCAAAATCACGCTGAAGCACTCCAAGCCTCATCGTTGTATAGCTTTTTTCTTCTTTGTCTATCATCTGAAGCAACTCATCTGCTGCCTCTGCAATATTGTTATATCCCTGCTGTGCTGCTCTCTGCTTTGCTGCTATAACTCCTCTACGATACACTTTACCGCCTTTGCCATAAGGAAATTTATATCTCTCTTTTGTTTCCTCATTTGCTTCTGTATCTATTGCTAAAAACCACTTCTTATACTCGCTCCAATTGCCATCGCCAAGTATTTTGTTGCCATCTTCTGCATCAAAGCTCCAATCAGAGCTCTTATCCACCTTGCCAGCTCTTATAAGAGACTTGGCATGAGATACTCCTACACTATTTACTTTTACTGCCATTGCCTCCTCCTATTAATTGTTCTTCTGTTGTTGTTTCCATTATCATTGCCATGCTGTCATCTACATCCGAAATCTTGATGCCATACTTTTCCATCAGGTCTTTCTCTCTCTTGAGCTCTTCAAGCACATCCTCAAAATCTATCCCCTTCTCTGCAAGTATCTTTGTCCTTGTGGTAAGTCCATTCTTAAGTTCAAGTAGCTTTGCTTTGACATCACTTAATGGGTCAACCCAATCCCACCTTCTTGCCTGCCACTCAGGAGCTATGTATCTGTCAAGCTCTGCAAAGTTGATTTGTATTCTGCCTGACAGTGCAGCCATCTCTATCCAGATTGGATATAATCTCTCAAGAAAATTGTCTATAAACCACTGCTGTATATCTTTCCAATATTCTCTTTCATCTAAACTGCCAGCTCTTAAGGAACTGTAATTAACGCCTTCAAGGTCATTACAAAGTGTGTTATAGTTACATCCCAGCCCTGCTGAAATCCCCCTTAGCATTGCTTTTACAAAGTCTCCAAACTCTGCATTTGGACTTCCAGGGTCAAATGCCTTGAAGTCAACGCCAGGAGGAAGTTTCTCCAGTATCCCTGGTTCAACCTCTGTAATGAACTGCCCAGATGTATCAACTTCTCCCTCATACGAAAGCCCTTCTGTTGTTTCAGTAAAAAATCCCATCTTTGCAGCAGACACCCTTGCTGCAACCACTTCTGCCTCTTCATACGCTCCAAGCATCCTCAGTTTCATTATTGCAGACACTGCCCATGCTACCCCTCTTGTCTGTGTAGGTCTTTCTTTTACATACAGATGTATGATTTCTTCTGCAGGTATCCTTACATGCCTGTTCCCTGCAAATTGTTTGTCCCCTGGATGTTTTTCAAAAAACCAATAAGCAACTGATTTCCCATATTTGTTTTTTTCTATTCCAAGAACTATTCTGTTGCCGTTTGGTAGTTCCTGATTAAGTTTTTCATCAACAAAGTCAGGCTCAAATACTTGTAAGGCAATTCCATAAGGATTGTCATATCCTCTATGCACTCTTATGAAGCATTCACCATCTCTGGCTACTGTCCTAAGCACAAGCTTGCATAAATCCCTAAAAGAAAGGCTTTCACACACTGATGCATAACGCTTGCCCCAGCTGTTCCATTCACTTTCAATCATCATGTTTGTCTTTATGTCAAGCTCACCCGTTACTTTAAATTTGACTTTGCTTTGTAGCACTATCCCTTTTGCTCCAATTACATTCATCTCAAGCTTCCGTAGGAAGTTTTTCATGTAATCATCGTTCCGCTCTAAGTCTCTTGAACGAGCTCTTATACGGGATAGTGAGTATCTAAGTATTTCATCACTTGTAAGGTTGTTTGTTATCCAATCTGCTGTAAGGTTATTCACCTTTGCAGCTGTATAGTTCCTTTTTTGTCTTGGTTTTATGCGTTTTATTTCAAATCCAAACAGTTTCATACAAATCTCACCCTAACAATTCTATTTGTGCCTAATCCTTTTCTAAGTCTCTCTGCCTGAAGCTCTTGCTCATACATGAGTTTGTATTTTCTCCATGCTGTGTATAGCTCCTCAACAGTCATGCTTCTTACTCTTTTATCTCCAATCGTATAATCCAAATCAGCTCTTGTAGCCCTGCCTTCTATAACCCTTTGTATTGCATCAAGCACTTTCTTTATATGTGAACGCTCATCTGTTGCAACTGTTGGATTAGGTAGGATTTCTATTGTTCCAGCATCAATAGTGTAAGTTTCTGTGCCTTTTGTGACTCTTGCAATCCAAGAGTATTCACCTGATGCAAAACCTGAGGAGCTTGTTGCTGAGATTTCTATAAGAAAGCTTCCATCTGCCTGTGCAGTAGCAGAGACTTCATAACGATTACTTGCATTGTATATCACATATCCTAATTGCCACTCGCTTGAAGGATAATCAGGAAAAGACTTCTTCCACTTGACTGTGTCCCCAGCCCTTATTACTGTTGGCACTGTGGAGAGTATTTCTGCCATGCTGTTTTAAGGATAGCAAAAGATATGTGTTCATTTCTTTACACAATTTTCATCAATTTTCATCAATTTTCACAGTTTTTTTGTAAGCCAAAAAAAAATAAAACTTCTCAAGAATCTCCCGCTTCTAAGCGAAGCGAAAGCGGGAGAGGGTTCAATATTTCTATTATTGAAAATCTGTATATACGTATGACACCTCCAACTTTTGCATATTTGAGTTTGCCTTCCTC